ATTGACAGCAACAATGGTCGAGTTATGTCTTATCTTCATAAGGCAATTAAACCAGTTAATCAATTGCGTATGATTGAAGATGCGCTTGTTATCTATCGGATTTCAAGAGCACCAGAACGAAGAATTTTTTATATAGATGTTGGTAATCTGCCAAAGATAAAAGCAGAACAATATCTAAAAGATGTTATGAATCGTTATCGCAATAAGTTGGTGTATGATGCAACAACTGGCGAGATTCGTGACGATAGAAATCATATGAGCATGTTGGAAGATTTCTGGCTCCCCCGAAGAGAAGGTGGCCGAGGTACAGAAATTACTACATTGCCAGGCGGTTCTAATCTTGGTGAAATTGACGATATCGTTTATTTCCAGAGAAAACTATACCGCTCACTTAATGTACCGATTTCAAGACTAGAAGCAGAAAATGGATTTAGTCTTGGACGGTCAACAGAGATTACAAGGGATGAACTTAAATTTACGAAGTTCGTACAACGTATTCGTAAGAAATTCACTCCTTTACTTACAGACTTACTTAAAACACAGCTTTTACTTAAAGGTGTAATTGCACCTGATGATTGGAATAATATTCAAGAGCATATCCAATATGATTGGTTAGCAGACGGCCACTTTGCAGAACTGAAAGAAGCAGAACTGATTAATGACCGTATTCAGACACTTGATGCAATTCAATCATATGTTGGAACATTTTTTAGTAAAGAGTATGTACTTAAAAATGTATTACATATGACTGACCATGAAATTCAAATAATGCGTGACCAAATTGCTACAGAAGCTGAGAAAGACCCACTTGATGGTGGTGTTCCAAATGATGGTGGTGATGGTGTTATGCGATATCCGACTGATCCATCTGGTATGGCGGTTGACCCCGAAATGGATGCTGGAGATAGAGCAGCACTTGCGGTTGGTATACCACCAGAGGCAGATGGTAAGGGTTGGGAACCACCAGAGCAAGAACCAGAGCCTCAAGAAGACGAATTTGATAAAAGCATGACAGTGAAAAGGAGAAAAAAATCATGAGTAGAGAATTAATTGATGCGATATCTAATAGTAATAACGTAGAATCTGAAACTGTTTTTAAAGACGTAATGGTTCAAAAAGTAGGAAGCGCATTAGAAGGTAAAAGAAAAGAGCTTGCAAAAGCATATGTGCGTACTCCCGTTAATGCGGAAGAGGACGATGGTTAAATTCGATAGTTTATACGAAAATATTGTGGAAAAGGATGAACATAAGCGTTCTAGGGGATATAAGAAACTTTCTCCGAAGATGAAACAGGCTGTAGATGATATTTTTAATAAAATGGATTCTAAACCTTCAGATTTCCTAAATACTTTTGAAAAGACTATAAAAGATATATCAAAAAAGTACAAAGTTTCCGATAAGGAACTTATGTCATATTTTGAAAAAGAGATGTTGTCAATTTAGGAGTTAAACGATGGCGGTAGTATTACAGGAAATTATCGACAATGATTTTGATTATTTTGTAAAAATAACAACAACCAGTACGAATAGTGCTGCCAGTGTGTTTGATGCGTCTGCAGCTGAGGCTGCTTCAACTGATCCTCGTACCACTATTACGGGTTGTGCTTGGTCAGTTTCTTCGCAGACAGACCTTTTGTGGGATGCGACTAGTAATGTGGTTGCATTGTCTCTAAATGGCAGTGGTAAAGTAGGTTTTGGAGATGGTATGCCATCAATTCCGAATAACGGTGGAAGTGGTGTTTCAGGCGATGTTCTCTTAACTAATGGTTCTGCTTCAGTCGGTACTATTTGGTTACGAATGAGAAAAGTATCTGGTTACACAGTTCCAACTGATAACGAATAAGGAATAAAAAATGGCACATACATTAAAACTGTTTAGTGAGTCTGTAGAAGACCTTGAGTTTGTTACCGAAGCAAAAGAAGATGGCGGTAAGAATTACAAGATTCGGGGCATTTTTATGCAGGCTGACATTAAGAACCGAAATGGGAGAGTATATCCTATGGAAGTTCTTCAAAAAGAGGTTTCACGATACAATAAGAACTTTATTGGTGAAAAACGGGCGTTTGGTGAGTTAGGACATCCAGATGGGCCAACGGTCAATCTGGAACGAGTTTCCCATTTGGTGACATCATTGACACCAGATGGTAAAAACTTTATTGGAGAAGCCAAAATAATGGAAACACCTATGGGCAAAATCGTTAAAAATTTAATGGATGAAGGTGCGAAGCTCGGTGTTTCTTCTAGAGGTATGGGAAGTTTGGATCAAAAAAACGGCGCCAACTATGTTAGAAACGATTTTTATCTTGCAACTGCGGCAGATATAGTAGCAGACCCTTCCGCCCCTAATGCTTTCGTAGAAGGTATTATGGAAGGAAAAGAGTGGGTTTGGGACAATGGGATTATTCGAGAGTCGGAGATTGCGGAGATGAAAAAAAGAATTGACGTAAAAGAGCGTCAAAGAGAGAAGGTAGCAGCTCTTGAGTTTGCTAAATTCCTCAAAAATCTATAATTTATAAATAGTTTATAAATTATTTAATAATTTTAAGGAGACTTATCCAATGTCCGAACTAGATAAGACAATCGAAGAACTAGAAGCGGAAGTTATCGCTGAACTTGAGGAGGCTAAGTCTCCCAAGGACGGTGCAGCTGCTGCTGAGAAGGGTGGAAAACTTGAAGGCGAAGTCCAAGATACGGGCAAGCCTGTAGTTAAACCCGATCAAGGTGACGCTCCTGCTAAGAAAGTCGCTGCTAAAGCGAAAGAAGTTAGCGGAGAGAAACCACAAAAGGGTGAAGGCAAAGCCGATAAACCCCAAAAACTTGCTGCTGGTGACGAGGTAGAATCAGAGGGTGAAGACCTTGCTGAAGAGCCTAAGACAAAAGCAGATCATCTTGCAGTATTTGAAAAGATGAAAGCTTCACAAGTTAAGGAAATGCTAAAATCCTATCAATCTTCTCTCAAAGAAGAAGAAGAGGAAGAGGATGAAGAAGAAACTGAAGAAGAAGAGTTGAAGAAAGCAAAAGCTGAATCGTATATCAAGGAAATTGATGTTACAGAACATGTCAATGCTCTTGTAAGCGAAGAAGACGAACTTTCTGAAGACTTTAAACATAAGGCTGCAACTATTTTTGAAGCTGCAGTTAAATCCAAAGTAAGGGATGAAGTAGATCGTATTCTTGAAGATATCAAGGAAGAAAAAGATTCCGAACTTGATACATATAAGGACGAACTTACTAATAAAGTTGATAATTACCTCAACTATGTTGTAGAGGAATGGACGAAGGACAATGAGCTTGCAATTGAACGTGGACTTAAAGGCGAAATTGCTGAGGACTTTATTTCCGGCTTGAAACAACTCTTTGAAGACCATTACATTGATGTTCCTGACGAAAAGTATGACGTTTTGGAAGGTCAATCCGATAAGATTGCAGAGTTGGAAGACAAACTTAACGAAGTAATTGAGAAGAATATTAAACTCAAAGAAACACATGATGTACTTGTAAAAGAACATATAATCGTTGAAGTTTCAGAAGACTTAGCTGATACCGAAGTTGAAAAACTGAAGTCTCTCGCTGATGATGTAGAATTTTCCGATGAGGAAAACTATCGTGAGAAGTTGAACACTATTAAGGAAAGTTATTTCCCGAAGGTAAGTAGCACTTCAAATATTGATGATGAAACAACAGATGGCACCGCACAGGACGTTGATACGACTGATACAATGAGAAAGTATTTGTCTGCAATCAGTCGTGTTAAAAAGGGCGCCTAGTAAACAACACTATTTTATAAATAGATGTAATAATAACGTAAAAGGAGAAACAAAAATGTTTCAAACAGAGCATCTACAAGAAAAGTGGCAGCCTGTCCTAGAGCATCCTGACCTTCCAGGCATTGAGGATTCTTATAAACGGGCCGTAACCACTTTAATTTTAGAAAACCAAGAAAAGGCTTTGAATGAAGACAAAGCGTTCTTGACAGAAGTTGCGCCAGAAAGCGCCACGGGAGCTAACGTAGCAAATTGGGACCCAATTTTGATTTCGCTTGTTCGCCGTGCAATGCCTAACCTCATTGCTTATGATGTTTGTGGTGTTCAACCGATGACAGGGCCGACTGGTCTTATCTTTGCCATGCGTTCCACATTCCAATCTCAGGATGGTGCGGAAGCGCTTGTTGATCTTGATGTACCACCTGCTAACGGTTCTTCCGGCCAAAATAGTGCCGGTGAGTTGACTGCTGATGGTGCTGGTACTAACCCTGCTACGCTGAACGACAGTCCTTCTGCTGGTACATATACTACGCCAACAGGTATGACAACTGCTCAGGCAGAAGCGTTGGGTGACAGTGCTGATAACGCATTTAACCAAATGGCGTTCTCAATCGAAAAGCAAACAGTTACCGCTGTTAGTCGTGCCCTCAAGGCCGAGTACACAATGGAACTTGCTCAGGACTTGAAAGCAATCCACGGTCTAGATGCAGAAACAGAACTTGCTAATATTCTTAGTTCTGAAATTCTTGCTGAAATCAATCGTGAGGTTATTCGTTCCTTGTATATCACAGCTGTTGCTGGTGCTCAAATTAACACCACGACTGCTGGTATCTTTGATCTTGATACAGACTCAAATGGTCGTTGGTCAGTTGAGAAGTTCAAGGGTTTAATGTTCGCAATTGAACGTGATGCCAATGCTATTGGTCAACAGACTCGTAGGGGTAAAGGTAACATGATTATCTGTTCAGCTGACGTTGCGTCTGCTCTTCAGATGGCTGGTGTACTTGATTACACTCCTGCTCTTAACAACAACTTGAATGTTGATGACACAAGCACAACTTTTGCTGGTGTTATGAACGGACGTTACAAAGTATACGTTGATCCGTATGCTGCGAATGTTGCTGCTAGTCAGTACTATGTTGTTGGTTATAAGGGTACTTCCCCTTATGATGCTGGTTTCTTTTACTGCCCATACGTTCCGCTGCAAATGGTTCGTGCGGTTGGTGAAGATACCTTCCAACCAAAAATTGGTTTCAAGACTCGTTACGGAATGGCTGCTAACCCGTTCGCCGATGCCGGCGCACATGCTGCTAATAATATTGGCGGCGGCACCAACAGTGACGCTTCTCTTGATGCAAATACCAATGCTTGGTATCGCAGGGTTAAAGTCACTAACCTTATGTAATAATAAGAATAAAGTTGACTACCAACTAAGAGGGTGCTTTCGGGCACCCTCTTTTTTTTATTATAAATAGTTGTAATGATATTGATACGGAAAAAACACTGTGTCACAGTCAATGTAAACTATTGGATGCCTGATTATCAGAATGTCCTACAGGAGTTTATTTGGCAGACCAATGATTATGTACCCAAGTTACCAAGGGTACATAAGTTTTTAAATTATTGGCATCATGAAATAGATGCCGTAATTAGTCAAGTATATGTATCGGTAGTTGAAGATGGGGATTTTAAATGGCGACAAATAGGTCATTACAGCGACAACCAGATAAATTAGATTACGCAAGTCCAACTCAATTTAGATTTGGTATTCATCAATTACCTAAAGTTGAATTCTTTACGGTAACTGCGAATATTCCAGAAATTAGTTTGGGTATTGCTAACTATGCAACGCCATTGGTAAATATTCCTATGATGGGCGATAAGGTTGAGTACGGCCAACTTAATATTGGTTTTATTGTAGATGAATATCTGGAAAATTATCTTTCATTACATGAGTGGATGACAGGTATTGGTTTTCCTAAAGATAGAAAACAGTTTTCAGAGTTTAGAACAGAAACCGCTTCTATGCCTGGTTCACCTTCAAAACCCAGTAAAGTAGACCTTAAGCCGGGTTCAGCGGGGGCTGTGTTACCGATGTTTTCTGATGCGACATTAAGTATACTTTCAAATAAAAACAATCCAATTGTAGAAGTTACATATAGAGATATTTTCCCTGTAAGTTTAAGTGCTTTGGAATATAATCAAGAAGCAACGGATGTTGAATATTTACGGGCAGATGCGGAGTTTGCATATCAATTGTATGAGATTAAAAGTTTATAAATAGTTTTGAGCAGCTAAGGATATGCTTTAACAAGTAATAACTTTTAGACTGTATTTTTAGGTCAATATAATTTCAGAGAGAAATCCTGACCTGCTCACTTATGATTTAGAGGATATATTATGGATAAGTTTGATGAATTAAAATCTGAGGCAAGAGAAGACCTTGCAATTGTACGACTAGAAAACCTAGACCAAGAATCCTATAAAAATCAAAATATCAAACCTAAGTGGCTTGAATACAAATCTAGATTTGAGTTATTAAAAACCCAAGCACATATTAAATACACAAAACTCTATCGTGAGAAATGGGAGTATTACGGTGGAAAGTCTGATGCAAAAGTATATGCTGCAAAACCATTTGACATAAAAGTTTTAAAAAATGATTTGCAAATGTATATAAATGCAGATGATGATATTATTGAACTACAAGCAAAAATTGCTTATTACGAAGTAATTATAAAGTATATTGACGGGATTATCAATTCAATTGATAAACGTGGATGGGATATACGGAACGCCCAAGATTGGAAAAAATTTGAGGCGGGGATGTTATAAATGGATGTTACTGATTATGTAAAGTATTATACAGATGTTGTACCAGAGTTTTTATGTAATGAAATTATTAATGCAGAGGATTTAAGTTTTGAAGCTTCAACATATTCAACTCACCAAGGAAAAAGTACTAACACACCAGATCGAGTAAAAATGGATGAATTTTGGATACGCAAAGACAACGTATATTATGAAGAAGTTAAAAAGTGTTATGCAGAAGTAGCGAAAAAATATAATGAAGATTTTGCAGATTTTACTGTAAATCATACTACAGATTTTAGAATTAATAGATATGGAGAAGGTCACTTTATGTCTAGACATGTAGATAACATACATCATAGTCATGGTCAAGAATGGGGATATCCCCAAGTATCAGCTTTATTGTTTTTAAATGATGATTATGAGGGAGGAGAATTTCAAGTATCCAATGCTATCTTTAGTCCTTCATGGGGTTCTGCTTTAATTTTTCCATCTAACTTTATGTTCCCCCATTCAGTCGATAAAATAACGAAAGGAATTCGCTGGAGTATAGTATCATGGTTGATGTAAACATACATAAATGTTTTCCTACTATAATATATGAATTTGATTATATGCCGATAGATAAACATTTAATGGATTCTTATATAAGACAAGTAAGAAAAAATCACAAATACCATACTACTGACGATTTACATTGTCTTTCTTATTTTGCAAAATTAAGAGATATGGTAAAAGAAGTATCAGGACAATACTTAGATGATTTAGAATATGAATACGATAGTTTAGAAGTTACTGGTATGTGGGCTAATAAATTATATGAAGGTGATTCGCATCCACCACATACACACTCAAACAATGTTTTATCAGGCGTATATTATTTAAGTACATCTGATAAAACATCACCTATTCAGTTTTTTGACCCAAGAGTACAAGCTCATGTCATGAAACCTAGAAATAAAACAAACTGGAATAATGCCAGTTTGTTACAATTTAATTCGGTAGAAGGTAAGGGCTTTATTTTTCCTTCATGGTTACAACATTGGGTTCCCCCCACAGGAGATGAACGCATAAGTATATCATGGAACATCTTAGTTCGTGGAGAGTATGGAGAACCTAAAACATTGCAAAATGCGTATATCTAAGAAAAATGAAACATATTTACAAATTACTAATATATCCTCTAGTGAAAGTGCTGAACTGTCTGACTTCTTCACGTTTGAAGTGCCAGGATTTAAGTTCATGCCCGCATACCGCAATAGAGTTTGGGATGGAAAGATACGTTTATTCTCCCCCGCCTCAGGTGAAATATATGTCGGATTGTTACCGTATATAAAAAAGTGGAGCAACGATAATGGTATACGATATGAAATTGAAGAAGGAGTCGAAGAAAAAAGAGAGATGGCCCGAAGTGTGGTGCAAGGATTTATACGAACACTCAAACCCCGAGCTCGTGGAAAATCTCTTAAAATCCGTGATTACCAACTTGACGCTGTGCATCATGCTTTGGCCAGAAATCGTTGTCTTCTTCTTAGTCCTACTGCTTCTGGTAAATCATTAATTATATATTCTATAGTAAGGTACTTTCAAATGAGTGAAATGACTACACTCATTTTGGTTCCTACTACATCACTAGTTGAACAAATGTACAAAGACTTTAACGATTATGGTTGGAGTTCAGAAACATATTGTCAAAGAATTTACCAAGGCCATGATAAGAAAATAACTAAGCCTGTAGTTATTTCTACTTGGCAATCAATATATAAATTACC